CTTTGATCCTCCCCTCTCCACGGATGACGTGGTCGTATTTCGGTTCCTCTGCTGGCAATGGGTTTGTGATCGGTATGCGTAGCAATTGGGTTATGCTAGTGATTCCCGCGATCGTTGCCTCTATCGTGTCTACGTCCATAGGCTCGCAAATGCCTGCCATCCAGTCGGCTCGGAATTGCGTGAACTTTGTCTCCGTCTTCGCTGCATAGCGGACGAATGACTCAGGTTGCAGATTCCGGACTTGCTTTCTGAATGTAGCATACTTCTTGCACCAGGGCCCCAGAATGGGCGCGTGCTCATCTGTGTGTAACAGAGATGCAACTTTGGCGTCCATGTGGAGGAGCTCTGTCTTGAAGGCGTTCGTGCGTTTCGCGACGTGCATTTTCCGCATTTGGCGTTTTACGTCGATGCATGAGTTGGGCTCGCCTGAGAACGTTGACCAGCTGAAATACCTCCCTAGGAAGTCGAAGTACCCTAATTCCGGAGTGGCCCGCTTATACGTTAGCTCCTGGTAGTACTCTTTCGCGACTGCGTCTAGGTGTTTCTCTTCTATGTTGGGAGTGAAGCCATCATCACCTCCATATCCGCCGAGTGCATTCACAGCGTCTCTAGGCTTCATGGAAAGGCCCTGTCGAAAGGCCACGTACATGATGTAGGCGTTCCACAACGTGTTCATCAGCGATGTGAACATCTCGCCCGAAAGTCTAGCGAACAGTGAATGGAAATCATTTCCTTCGAACTGCCCCTTTCCTTTCGAGTGGAGTATGTGCTCGTAGATCTCATCTATCTGAGCATGCACGCTGACGTCGAAAAACTTTTTGAGGAAGGTTTTCTCCAGTAATCGGCCGGCTTGAAAATATCTGCCGTCCAATCGGGAAAAATCGGTGAGCAACAACCACCGCACTCTCACTCGAGTGTGCATCTCACACATCTTGCGCTCAATTTCCTTTGGTTCGTTGAACATGTACCAAGGTTGGCGCTTCGCCCACTGCTCCAGTTCTGAATACAAGAGGGCGGCCGCCTGGCATTTCCATAGCGGTGACGTGGGGGAGATGACCCGCGGTTCCTTCGCCTCGGACATGGGCTCGTCTTTCATAAAGGCGGCGATCTTTGTCACGAGTGGCGATTCAGCGGCGCAGAGTTGCTGCGCTCGCTCGAAGATGATGCGTTTTGTTTGGGTGTCTTGGCGCTCGAGTACTTTGTCAAAGTCGGCACTAAATGCTGGCTCGTGTTTCGCTAGTAAGGTGTCTACAAACTCGTTAATTCGCTGTTTCATTTGCGATGTGACTGGCTTGTCTACACTGATTTGCTCAATGCGAGTCGCTATGGCGACCTCTTCGTTGATCACTGTCCTAACAGGTGTGTGGACAGGCGTTGCCTCTATGAGAGGGTCGGCAAGTACGGAATGTGGGCTCTTCATCTCTGTGTCACACGCTTTCTCGGGATGGTAAATCTCATACAGAAGCTCTGCATTTGACTCACTGGACATCCGATTGGTGGTGGGGACGAGGCCTTCGCGCAAAATACCCAAAACATAGGAAGACGCACTGCTTATGTTCTCCGGTGGGTGTGGTTGGTTGCGTAATATCTGCTCAATCGTGTGCAGCTCGATTTTCGTAGCTGTCGTGCCTGCTCGGGAGGCTACGACGCTTAAAGCGGCTGCGTCCACGCTCTCTCCTCCGACATACCCCTTCAGACGGATGTATGTGCGCGCGCGTTTGCCAACCGGTGTGCGTGTTACACACAGATAGCTGGCCGACTCGGCGACTACGACTCGTGATAAGGGTTCGGCTTTAACCGCTCCAAACCAAGGTAATCGGGTTCGGAGCAGTGGCCAATCTTGCCATGAGGTCCAGTCATTCGTGGAGAATACGGGGCGGAGGTGAACAATCATGCCGTGCTCCAGGTGATACTTGTCTATCCTGTAGTGCACGAGCCTGCCGGCGGTGTGGGTGAGCCACGTGCCTTCAGCAGTGACCCAATCTCGGTCATAATCCCAGACTTGGTGTTCGTACGTGGACCCGCCCTGTACGGAATACCGCACGGTGGACCTGTCCGTAAATTCCCAGGCAACCTCCCCGTCTTGTCCGGTGAGGCCGTCAAAGCACTGCGTGTACACTAGTATGTGTGCGCCTGCGTATTTGAGGGGATTTATGTAGTAGTCTGTGTCTGTGATGACGACGACGTCGCGCTGCACGTTAACTGTGTCTAGCCGTGTAGGAATGGCCAAG